GGCTGTGCTGCCGCGAGTGCCCGCACGAACGGCGGAAGCTCTCGATCGTCACGGCCGACGGCGAGCGCCTCGATATCCGGCAGGCGCTGCACCGCTCGGCGAAGTTCGGGATCGCGGTCACCGGCTGGATCTACGACCAAGTGCGCGACGGCCGCGACCCGTCGCCCGGGGAGATTCGCGATACCATCGAGCACGCCTTCCCCGGTTGCCGGATCGAGATCGGGCCGGCGCCGGTTGCAGCCGATGCCGCATAACCGGCCCCTCGCGCCAGGCGGGAGGTTTTCGCTTAGCTTCGACCCCCGCAGCGGCTGGCGGGAGGGGGCGATGCGCGGTTACAGCACCAAGGCGCGGGTCGAGCGGATGGCGTCGGACCGGCGGGCCGAGCTCACCGGCGGCGCGCAGGAGATCATCGTTGCCGCGCGCCGCGCCCTCGTCGACGTGATCGAGCGCCAGGCCGGCGCGGTGCCGCGGCTCGATCAGCGTGCCCTCGCCGCAGTCGCGGTCTCGGGCCTGTTCGGCAATCTGGTCACGAGCCTCGCCGCCACGCCCTCGGGCAGCGGCATCATAGACATCGTCAATCAGCAACTCGCCGAGGCCGGCCTGCAGCTGGTACCGGTCGCGAGGAATTGAGATTGGGAGGGTGCGCGCGGCAATGACGCTTTACTGACGGTGAGCGCGTTTATCATCCCATCCGCGGGACGCGGCAAGGCCGGCACCAGATCGGGCACGAACGCTAGTCGCTCGCTAGCGGTGCGCTTGTGTGACGGCTCGCGCATCCGGAGCGGCTCGCCCGGCGGCAGTCGGTAGCCGCGGCCCGCATTGGTAGACACAGTACTGTGTCTACAACCGATCGGCAGTCGGTAGCGCGTCCCGCGCACAAAAGAGAGGGAACAAGCCATGGCAGGCGAAACCAACGAGCAAATCGCCCGCGGAGAAGCAGCGATGCTCGAAGCGGTCACCGGAAACAAACTCACCGTGCAAGTAATCGAGGCAAAATGGTGCGACCATTGCCGCACCGCCTTTGCCGTCGAGTTCGCCCGCTGCCCGGATTGCGACAGACCCCCCGGTTCCTGATCGCCGGACGGTCGGCGGCGTAGATCGCGCCCCAGTAGATTTTTTTCGGTGTCAAAATTCGGGGAGATTTGAGGGAGCGTCCGATGCCGCGCGGTCGACCACGAAAACCTGATCATCTGCACCTATTGCAGGGCACCTGGCGCCGCGATCGGCACGGGCCGAAACCTGACACGGCGTCGGCCAAGGACGAGGCGACGGCTGCCGCCTGGGCGCGGCTACGGCTGCCGGGCATCACGCCGGCGGCGCCGCGGGCGCTCGACCCGATCGAAGAATTGCTTCAGCGCGAGAAGATCGAAATCCTGCCCGAGGACCGGAAGCCGAAACGCTGAGCGCGCGACCGGGCGCGAGTGGCGCCGCTGGCCTATTTTGGAAAATTCTCGGGTCTGGCGGTATAATAAAGGCCGCTCTCCGGCGGCGTCAAAACCTGGGAGAGAAAATGAAGCCACGCCCGCACCCCTATAAGTTTCGGCCTGTCCCCGACGCGGAGCGCTGCATCGCGCCGCGCACGGATGGGTCGCGCTGCACGCTGCGCCGCTATGGCGATAGCGACCATTGCGCGCGGCATCTCCGGGCAATCGCAAGCCATCGATGGGCCGACGAGGACCGTTCCCGCCCTTGCCCCTCGGACTTCTGGAGGGATCAGTGATGCGCAAAAGCCGGCTGCAGCAATTTTTCGACGAATGGGGGCCGCTCTGGGGGCGCCTGATTTACGACAGTATCTTGCGTGTCCGGCAAGCCGGCCGCGGCGGCGATCCGGCGAAAATCGCCGACGCGCGCGCCAGACACCAGCTACTGATGACGGCGGCTCGGGCTTTTTGTCGGTGATTTTTTAGGCGGTCCCCGCCGTGGCCGAGCCGTTCAAGCGTCCGGCGCCGCCGGGCGGCGGCATGGCGTCGCCGGCACCGTCAGCGGCGCCCTCTGGCCTGCCGCCAATCGCCTGCGCCTGCAGGCGGTCCGCGTCCCCACCTCGAGGATCGAGACCGACCGCGAGCCTGGCCTCGTCGGGCGAGGCGATGCCGCTTCGGACCAGGTTCACGTAGCTCTGCACCAGCTGCGGGAAGTCGCCGCGGAGCATGCCGGACAGGTCGAAGCAAAGGGATACGTCCGGATCATTAATAACAACGCGACTTAATTCTTTCTCTATTTTGTTCACCCAGGGTAGCAGTGTCAATGCCGCGAACCATTCTCTTGCCGAGGCAGTATTAGAGAACGTCGCATGTGTCCATTCGCCAATAATAGGTGGCGGAACATTGAATACTCTACATAGTTCTTCCACAGAAAAGCGCCGACTATCAAGTAATTCGGCATCCTCGGGCGAGACCCCGATCTTCTCGAAGGTCATGCCCTCTTCGAGAATGGCGATCTTGCCGGCGCCCTGCGGTCCGCTGTGCGTCTGTCTCCAGCTTTCGCCGAGGTTGTCGGCCGCCTCTTTGCCCAATCTGCCGGGATGCTTCAGGACGCCGCCGACGAGCGCGCCATTGGCGAAGGTGTTCGCGCTGTGCCCTTGCGCGCCGAGCGCCGCCGAGAGCGCCTCCGGGCAGCGTGAGAGCCGCGAGCGGCCGAGGATGCCGTCGTCCGAGCGGTCGCGGAGAAAGACGACTTCGTCAGAGAAGTAGCGGATCGGGTAGCCATTGGCCGGCCGGGCGCCCGGCAAAGGCCAGGGCATCATCGTCATGGTCACGTCGAAGACGAGCTTCGAATTCGGCACGTAGGGCGAGCCGATCATCTCGGCGGGCGCAGATGGCACCAGGATCGGCTGACAAGCCCACCACGGGACCGGGTAAAGCCCGGTCGGACGCCCGGCGCCGTCATGGTCGACAATCGTGATCGCGTTGCCTGTCAACAGCGCCGATGCCAGCAACCACTCGACCCAGTCCGCCCATGATTGCAAATGGTTCGGCTCGCGGATCAGCCGCGCGAGAGGATGGTCTGGACGCTCTACCCGCTGATTGCCGCGGCGCTCGTAAACCGAGGCCGGCAGCGAGGCGATGCCGCCGGCGATCGCCTGCACGCAAGCGCAAACGGTCGGTAGGTTCTCGGCCAGGTATCTGCCGCCCCAAAGCGGCCATTGATTGCCCCAAGGCGGCAAGGTGTCGAGTGCGGTCGAACCCTGGCGGGTGCTGACCGGCGGCTCGGCCGCGGCGCGCGGCTCATTGCGCGTCAGCCAGGCGGCGAGGCGGTCGCGCAGGCTCATTCTATTTCGTCACGTAACGGAAAGCCGGCGGCGGGAAGAGGAACACCCGCCGCCGCTCCTCCGGCCGCCGGCGTATCCCGACGAAAGCGGCCGAAAACTCATCATAGCGTTTCGAGAAAGCGGCGCCGCGCCGCCGGCGACATCATCGCGGTCAGGCCGAGACCGCACAACCTGGCCGCCGGCGCCAAGGTGTTACTGTGACAGTAATACCTTTGCCGCGGTGCAACCGAGGTTCCGTCGTACGCCGGCCAGGCGCTGACAACCGAGATCTCGACCAGGTCGACGGCGCGCAGCTCGCGCGTGCGCTTGTCCGGCCAGTCCTCGTCGACGACGCGGAAACCGAATGACATCCCGCCCAGGTCCCCGCGCGTGGCCAAGGAAAGGGTATCGCGGCCAAGCTGGGTGTCAGGCACGTCGACCTCGAACCCGAGCCCCTTGGCGTCCTCAGAGAGCCGCAGCGAACCCGATCGGGTCCGGCCGAGCAGCTTCGTTTGGTCATGGTCGACCAAGGCCAACACGTCGCCTCCGGCCCGCAGCGAGACGGCGAAGGCGCCGGCCCGGATGGTCTCGGTAAACGCGCCGCCGATGTCGGCCGGCGTCCCGAAGATCGCGGCGTAGCCCGCCAGCTTGCGGCCGTTGGCAATGCGGATTTCGAGCGCCTGGCCGCGGCGCTCGATCTTGTTCACCGGCGCGGGACCGCCCGCGGCGCCCCATTGGCCGGCGCCGGCACCGTCTCGGCCGCGGCGGCAGTGGTGATGCCGGAAGCCTGCGTCCAGACGAAGCTCTGCACGTGGCGCTTGGCGATATCGAGCGTCATCGCCGCCCGGATTTGTACGTTGCCCTTGCTGTAGGCAGTACTCTCATACGGATTGACCAAGACGTCCAACTCGCTCCAAAACCCTATGATCAGATCTTGCCAGTTTCCAAAGATAAGCGGGTCCGTCGGCGCCGCCGCCAGGCTGGCAAGATTGGTCATGTAGAACGGATAGCCTTGCGTCAGCACCGGCAGGGTATACGGTCGGCCGTAGCTGTCCTTGAGC